TACATTTGATGTTCCTGAAACGAATGTAAAACAATTTATGCTATTATATGATTTACAACAATTAGCTGAATTTAAACAATGTCTGCTTTTGTTGAAAGATAAATACGGGATAGAAAACTTTTCCGACATAGTTTTTAGGGCAGTTAAAAATGAGTCAGATACCTGAATATATATTAGAGCCTAAGATGTCAGAAGCAAATGCTAATGATATGATGGGTACTTATGCTTCTGAAAAAGATTACTCAACTGTTATTAGCGATGACTGTAATTGTTACAGTAGTGATGGTCAGCCATTATTCTTCTTTAGAAAAAATAAAATTCCAGCAAATATATGTAGAGATGCTTATGAAGGATTTAAACCTGCGGCAACCATAAGTGAGAACAGGGGAAATGCGGCAGGACCTTTGGCTTATGCTGATGGTTCAAGTGGAGTTGATGATTCAGCCAATAATGTCAAATTAAATGACAAAAGATTTCGTGTAGTAAAACAAGATGGTACTTTGAGTAGAGTATCAAGGGCAAAAAAAGTTAGGTCGGGTATAGCCGGTTATTTTGATAGGAATGTAAGGTTTCCATATTGTCGTCAAACTATGTACACGGAAAAGCATTTAGAAAAATTTGCGAAAGGTGTACCGATGTTGAAGTACATTTCAAAAATGTATGAAGAAGCATGTCCTGAAAAGTTCGCTGAACATAAAGCAGTAGTTGATGAAACGAGTAGTGATTTTGTTATTACTGATACAGTTTTTACAACAGTAACGATCAACAAAAACTTTCAAACTGCCTATCATAAAGATGCCGGTGATTTAGAGTGTGCTTTGGGTAATCTAGCAGTTTTGAGTGCCGGTTCTTATGAGGGTGGATTTACTGTTATGCCAAGATGGGATGTAGCATTTGATTTATCTAGTGGCGATGTATGTTTCTTTGATGTACATGAGGTGCATGGGAATACAGCAATGACTTCAACTAAACCTTTTGAAAGAATATCTCTGGTAGCGTACTACAGAAAAAACATGATGCATTGTGGTAGCATCAACGATGAATTACACAGGGCGAAAAATAGGAAAGAGGGCGATAAAATTAACGCATGAAAATAGTCATACCGACTTACATGAGGGAAGATTCCCAAGTATCTTTTAAATCATTCCCTGCTGAACAACTCAATAATATATATCTATGTACGGATACGACCCGTGTGGAGTATTTACAACATCTTAACCCAATGGCACAAGTCATAGACTTAGGCATCACTGATGGTATCGCTGACACTAGGCAGAAGCTAGTAGATATGTTTATGGGTGAAAAGATATTTATAGTAGATGACCAAGTGAAGTTTTATCAACGAACACCTGCCGGAAGAATCGTCAATATAAATAAAGAAAGTATGCGGGAAATGTTATCAGTAGTAAGCGATGCTCTTGATACATATGCTTGGGTTGGTATTTCAGATAGAGCCGGTAACAATAGAGTGTTAGAAAATTCAGCAGAGATACAGAGGTCATATTCCTGTTATGGCATAAATACTAAAATGTTTGATGATAATGATATTTCTTTTGATGGTTTATATAAAAAAACTGGTGCTAAGAATTTTGAAGATTTTTATGCTTTGTTATCTATGTTCACGAAAGGTATGAAGAATTTAGTTCTTTACAACTATGCTTTTTTTCATCAACACGGGAAAGAAGGTGGTAATTCTGAATTTAGAAATAATAAAACGCATCAATGGTGCTATCAAAAGTTGAGAGATGAGTTTCCTGATTTCGTGAAGCTCAAATATAAAATGAACCCAAATTGGACCACAGAAGATGGTGATAATAAAAGACTAGAGTCTATAATATCTTGGAAGAAAGCGTATGAGTCACGACAAAAGAATACATTGTGATTTTGATGACACTATAAGTTTCACTCTTAACAGGGATTGGAACAACGCAATACCTAATCAGAAAGTTATAGATAAACTCAATTTCTTTTATGACAATGGTTGGGAAATATATATTGTTACAGCTAGAGGTCAATTAAGTTGTAATGGCGACTCAGAAAAAGCAGAAGAAAAATATGGCAGACAGATTCATCTTTGGTTAGTAAAGAACGGAGTCAAGTACCATAAACTTTCATTTCAGAAATACCTAGCAACATATTACATTGATGATAAAGCATTAACCCCAGAAGCATTCGCTGAACTTGAATACAAAAGAATGTACGGCATGTCCGGTTCTTATGTAATTAAACAAGGCAATCAAGTAAGCAAAACTGCAACAAATTCAAAACAGGCTATTGAGTGGTATGAAAAAGCGAAAGATATTAATCTACACACGCCTTTGATTCATAAACTTATCGGCAAAACTATAACAATGGAATACATAGATAAAACTGCTGATACTGATGTCGTGAGTTTATGTAATGTGATTGATAGCTACAATTCAAAAACACTAAATGTAAAAAAATGGAATGTCTATATTGATAGGTGTAATAAACATATCAAAGAACAAAAGCTCAATAGAGAATATATAGATGTGCTTGATAATAACCATATTGCAGATGTAATGAATAACAATGTTAGTTTTTGTCATGGTGATAGTGCTATTGATAACTTCATTACTAGAGGCGACCATATATATTTTATTGACCCTATATATTCAGAAAAAGACTTCACATCATGGTTGCTTGATGTAAGTAAATTAGCAATGTCGTTGAATCGTTTTAATGAGGCCAGTAGATATGAGTATGTCATGAGTAGGTATGCAGAATACCCCATGAAACAATTAGAGTTATCTCATTGGTTAAGGTTTTACAAATACACTGACAACAAAAAAGTATGTCAAGAAAAAATAGAGGAGTTATATCATGTTAGCAAAAATTGAACATTTAAAAAAAACAGGAGCGAAGATTGGGTATACATGTAGTACATTTGATATGTTACACGCAGGTCATGTCGCTATGTTGGCAGAAGCCAAAGCTAATTGTGATTACCTCGTTGTAGGATTATTGAATGACCCAACTGTTGACCGACCAGATACTAAAAATAAACCTATACAAACTATCTTTGAAAGATGGGTGCAAGTACAAGGTTTAGAATATGTTGATTGTGTAATACCTTTTACTACTGAGCAAGATATCATTGATATGTTATTAACAATACGACCACATATCAGATTCTTAGGTATTGAATACAAGGACAAGGAATTCACCGGCAGTCATTTAGACTTCATTGAATTATATTACAATGATAGAAAACATTCTTTCTCCACCAGTGAACTCCGTGAGCGTGTTAATCAAAGTCGTAAGATTCCCAGTCGCCCGTAGTCAACTGCTCGTAGGACCTCGTTTTAAAATTATAGAAGAACTTAGCTTCACCAATCTTTCCGTATAAGTCCTGTTCTCTAACTTTTCTTAACAATACAGATGTAGAGTTTTCATCAAAATCACGATGTACAGTCATTACAACATCAGCTTGGTTGTGCCAATGTGCCGCACCTGAGATGTCGTAAGCAGTCGGTGGAGAATAACCACCCTTATCAGTCTTTGGTAATTTAGTGGGGTGGGCAACAACCCAAGTAACGATATCGTGTATTTTTGAGAATCGTTTACAAGTGGATATGAAGTCACGGATATGTTCATCTTCCCTAGCATTGCCACCTCTTTTGGCATCAACTTCGTTATACGGGTCAATCACTAAACCATCTATGCCATATTTCATACATGCAGATTTTGCGACCTTGAGAATGAAGTCAATATTCGGTACTGCTTCTTTTGCCTCTATAAAGTAAAAGTGTTTATGAATAAATTCCATACCAACAGCAATATCTTCTTTAGTCATTCGCATATCAAGATTTTCCTCAAAAGGTTTTTGAATCACCATCTGTAATAATCTTCTAATGTGCATTGATGTTGAATGCTCCGGAGAGAACACAGCAAACTTAAGACCGTGCTTCTTAGCTAACTTAACTAATACTTGGTCAAGGAATAATGACTTACCATGATTAGGTATACCTGTAACAACATGAAAAGTACCCTTCATAATTTTATATAAGTCATCAAGACCATTCATACCTATCTCAAAAGGCTTTTCATATTGACCATCGTAAAGCTCTTGAATTTGATTCCAATAATCTTTAGCAGTATATAAACCATCAACCGGATAAGGCTCACAATTATCAACCATCTCTTTGAGCATGGCTTGACCGTGCTTCATAAGTACTTCATTGGCATCTTTACAACCTTCCGGCAACCTAACGAACCAACATATATCTTTCCCGTATCTATGTAACAATTCTTTATGTAAGGCACGACCACTCGTATCGTTATCAGTAAACAGGATTATCTTCTTAGCAACTAACGGGCAAAATTTTAGTGGCTCAAACCTCGCATCATCATCTTTAAACTTTGCTTCTTTTGGAGCACCATTTGGAAGTGTAGTAGCGTACGGGAATCCGACTTCATATAAGGACAATACATCCATTTCGCCCTCACAATATATAACTGTGTCACTAGCGTAACAATTATCATAGTTGTAAAGGGTTGGCTGTGACTCCTTAGATTGCTTAAATCTCTTATCAGGAGTCCTGAACTTAATATTTAATGTATTACCTTTATCATCAAAGTAAGGGAAAGCTATCCAACTAGCCTCGCGATATATTTTTAAAGCCTTAACAGTTTCTTTGCTGATGGCTCTTTTCGTGAAGAAGTCAAACATGCTATCCGGATATGTAGCGTTTTCAATAACCGGCTTGATGTATGTTTTTTGTTTTGTGTAAGGTCTGAATACATTATAGTCAGCTGTCCATGTACCTTTGTATTCACAATGATGGCAATACCAAACTGCTGTATCACTTTTAACAGTTAATGATAACGGGGTATCTCTAGGATTATGAGGTGGCTGACATTTAGGGCAATGAATTTTATTATTACCATCTTTATAATCAAGCGATATGCCTTCTTCAGTTAATCTTTGGTGTAATGTTTGTTTCATAATTTATCCTGCTATGTTGTTAAGTGGTTTAGGCTTATCAATCTTCCCGTCTTTATAATCTAAATACCTTTTCTGATTGAGCCATGTAGTAGCATGAACAATATATTTCTCTTCTGTATTCTTCATTTCTTGAACAAACACTTTGGTAGCGTGAATCAAATCATCATAGAGGACGGTGTGAAGTGCTTTTTCAAATGAGATACCGGCTTGATATTTCCCGATACGCCTCGGATACAATTTCCAGAAGAACTCAAAGTCCTCCGGATATAATATATTAGTTTTTTTATCATCTTTTTTATTGGAGGGTACTGGCACGGGGTCGGTCACCTTTTTTACACCGGTGGGGGTGGATTTACCCGTAGGTAGTAAAAGAGTGTATTTATTTGAAGTATATCCACCATCTACAGTCTTACGATGCTCAATTCTTAGTAAGCCTTCTTCCTCAAATTCTTTTATAGTTCTCTGTATTCCCTTAGTGTCTTTAAGACCAATCTTCTTAGCTATATGACGGTGGGACGGATAACATTGACCATTCTCATCAGCGTACGCACCAAGTAGTAAAAGAATCAATTTTTTAGTAGGTGTTAGACCATCAGTATTCCAAGCACCATTCATCATTTCTATACTCATGAAGCCACCCACCATTGAGGCTGTTCAGTAAACTTCCAAACAGCGTAAGTTTTTTCGGCAACCATATAATCACGATAAGCTTCAATATGACTATCTGATTTATATTCATCAGGCATACATTGAGCGAAAGGAGTCAAAGGACCATCTGGAATAAATACACGGAAAGTTTTGAAGGCGTATAACAACCTCCTACAAGCATGAACCCTATCATACCTAGCTGTATACTCATCACATAGAGTTTCAAAGTGTGCAACTAACCAATCAAAATTTGAACGGCTAGTCCTCGCCCATATCGTACAAGGGTGATTTTTGAAAGCAACCTTATAGATGCCTAGAGTATTACAAGCATCATCAGACATGAAACAACGGAGCGATGTGCTTAACATCTGTGCAGATTCTAATGGCATTTTTACCACTAGCTTATCTGGAAGTGAGCGTGCTGACACCCTAGGACTTTTTGCAACTGCAAATATATTCATAATAATTTCTCCTGAAATAATATTTTATTAAACTTCAAAAACATTTAATGAAAAAGGCTTTTCCCAAATTTTATTTTTACAAATGTCGTGATACTGTTTACCCATGAACATTTGATTCATTAAAGTTATGGTAGGGTCTGAATAGGTGAGTACAAGGGAGGCCTCAAGAATCGTGTATCGTTTAATCCTCTTAGGAGGAATGATTCCTTTGAAGCAACAGTTACCTAATCCTTGTAGACTCTGTAAGCCATATTCATGGTACTTAGTAAGCTCATTTTTGAACATCGCAGTCCTTTCAGCCATATCACATTTATCAACTAAGAATTTCCACTCAGGGTCATTCCTAGTGAACTGTTCAAGGTAATCTTCATCAGGGAATAATTTTTTAGTAGGCACATCAACTTCAATCACAACCGGCTTAATAAAATCTTGGTCAGCCTCACATTGTGATAGAGCGAAATATGGGGCATAGGAATTAGTCAAGTAAACCATGTCTGACCGACTTGGGTTCTCCTCCCAGTTGCTTTGATTCTTGCCTCTAGGCTTTATACCCTCAGTGAGTATTTTTTCTAAATGCTGTGTATTAGTACCATGGTATAAAATCATGATTTCTCCCACGGATTGAGTACACGACCTTTCTCATCAAACTTAGTTCTTACAGTAGTGAGTTTATGGGAAGTGTAGGTAGCTGACCCGTAGTTAGAAACGAAGCCAATATAATAATTTTCGGCATCACGCATTATCCAACCACCACATCGCTCATCACTCAGTTCAGCATCAGGGATATGTGACCAATCAGAAGGTTGATTTTTGGTATATAAGGCGAGTGCCTCTGACCATGTTCTAGTTGTAAAGTTATTCATAGTTACTACTCCTTGCCTTTCGGCTCAATTTATTCAACGGACTAAGTATTGTTCATTATTGTAAATAAGTAAACCCTTTTTGGAATATTAGTTGTATCAATACTATAAATAGTTGTAATATAGGTCTTTTATGGAATAAGATGTTTAGAATAAGTGAGAAATAATGAGTAATAAGAAGCCTGTAAATAAAAAACTAACCCCAAACTTGAAACTCAAAATGCGTAATGAGTTTGTACAAGGGTATGACGGTGCAGAAGAAAGAGTGTTTCCGAACCTTGATGAAATCATAAAGAAAAATAAGATAGCTAAGTCAACTTTATATCGGTTAGCTTCATCAGAAAACTGGAAGCAACAAAGAGCAGAATTTCAACAGGAGTTCACACAAAAATTAGATGAGAAAAGAACCAAGGATAGAATAAAAGAGGCTACAAATTTTGATAGCAGTAGTATCAATTTAGCGAAAGGTATATACAGTTCAGTTGCACAATCCTTACAGATAAATAACAAACAAATAAATGAGGGCAAACAACCCTTACCACCACAAGCTATTAGGAGCCTCGCAAGTGCTGCTCATACAGCTCAACGAATAGCAAAACTTGCATTAGGAGAATCAACTGAAAACATCAACGCCAGTGTCAAAGACACCACATCTTTCCGAGAAGCTATGGACCTCTTGGACGAAGTTGCAAACGCTAAGCGAAGAGGCGACTTGGAATCTATACACTAAGTGGATAGCACAAGCTAGAGAGAAACAACTTCAGCCGGAAGCAGAGCATTTCATTTGGTTAATCTTAGCCGGTCGTGGTTGGGGTAAGACTAGAACAGGTGCTCAAGATATCGCAATCTATGCTTTGAAAAATCCTGGCAGTATATGTGCTGTTGTTGCTCCTACTCATGGAGATTTAAGGCGTGTATGTTTTGGAGGACCATCAGGTCTTGTTTCGGTTATTCCTGAAAACTGTTTAGACCAAAATAATCAAAAAGGGTATTCATCATCTTTAGCAGAAATAAGATTGTACAACGGAAGTAAGATAGTGGGGTATGCGGCTCAAGAGCCAGAAAGGTTAAGAGGACCACAGTTTCATAGAGCATGGTGCGATGAATTAGCATCATGGAGATACCCCGAAGCATTTGACCAATTGATGTTTGGTTTGCGTTTAGGTGAAAACCCTCAATGTATTATTACTACCACCCCCAAGCCAACGAAACTAATCAGGGATTTAGTTGAAAGAGATGACTGTATAGTTACAAGTGGTTCAACATTTGAGAATGAGGCCAATCTTGCGAGTAGTGCTTTGGCTATGTTGAAAGAAAAATATGAAGGCACTAATTTAGGTAGGCAAGAACTGTATGCTGAAATCATAGATATGATTGAAGGTGCGTTGTGGAAAACTGCCCTCATTGAAGAATCAAGATTACCGGCTAATACTGAAAAAGACCTCACACAAATTATAGTAGCTGTAGACCCTGCTGTAACTGCCAATGCCAACTCTGATGAGACTGGGATTGTCGTGGTTGGCAAAGACTTCAATAACGAGTATTATGTATTAGAAGATATATCAGGGAAATACAGTCCTGATCAATGGGCGAAAAAAACTATCCATGCATTTTATGAATGGGGTGCAGATAGAGTAGTCGCAGAGGTGAACAATGGAGGCGATTTAGTGGAAAGGTTACTAAGAAGCGTTGACCCTAATGTTCCTTACCGTGCTGTAAGGGCAACAAGAGGTAAAATACTTAGAGCCGAACCGATTGCCGCACTTTACGAACAAAGGAGAGTGCATCATATAGGAATGTTCCCAGAGCTAGAAAGCCAAATGTGTTCATACACTGGTGAGGCGAACCAAGAATCGCCAGATAGACTTGACGCATTGGTTTGGGGATTGGCTGAACTATCTAAATCTAGAGGCGATGTAGCATGGAGAGTTAGCTAATGGCAGATAAAAGAAATATCATACAAAGATTATTTAACATTAATGTTGATGATGAAATCAAAGAACACAATCAGAAGATGATGGGTTACTTTGGCGTAGACGCTAACCAAAGAAAAGAATACAAGTATCAAGACCTCGCGAATGAAGGTTATCTTAAAAATGCGATTGTATATCGTTGCGTTAATGAAGTATCAAAAGGTGCCAGTGCTGTTCCTTTCATGTTATACAACGGCGACCAAATAGTTGAGAACCACCCTCTTATTGATTTACTACTTAGACCCAACCCATTACAAAGCTACACAGAATTTTTTACAAGTCTACACGGATATTTATTATTGAGTGGTAATTCTTATGTTCTAAAAATTGGTGCTGACCAAGGTGCTCCTCGCGAACTTCATCAATTAAGACCGGACAGAATAACTATTAAAGGCTCAAACAAACCTATACCGGATAGGTATGAGTATTCAGTAAATGGTAGGGTTGTAGATACATACCCCGTTGATGAGGACAGTGGTTACTCTGACCTTAAACACATGAAGCTATGGAATCCACTTGATGACTATTATGGTTGTTCTCCATTATCAGCAGCAGCAGTTGAAGTTGACCAATTCAATATGGCAAGTAAACACAATGTTAATTTATTAAGTAATGGAGCAAGACCGAGTGGTGCTATTGTATTTAAACCTAAAGATGACCAAGGCTTTGCAGTCAATCTTTCAGAAACACAAAGACAACAATTACTAACTGATTTACAAAACAGATTTTCAGGTGTCGGTAATGCCGGTAGACCTATGCTTCTTGAAGGCGACTTTGATTGGAAAGAAATGGGTCTATCACCAAAAGACATGGATTTCTTAAATCTTAAACATATGTCAGCCACAGATATCGCAATGTGCTTCGGAGTACCAAGCCAGTTAGTAGGAGTGCCTGATGCTCAAACTTATTCTAATGTTGCCGAAGCTAGACTCGCACTTTACGAAGAAACAATTATTCCACATCTATCAAAGGTTGCTTCTGACTTGAACGAGTGGTTAGTCCCAATGTTTGACGATAGATTAGAATTAAGATTTGATGTTGATTCAATACCGGCTTTATCAGAGCGTAGAAAGAAAATATATGAGAATGTCTCTAGTGCTGTAAGAGAAGGCATCATGACAAGGAATGAAGCTAGGGAAAGAATAGGACTTGAACCAATTGATGGTGCCGATGGTTTATACATATCAGCTAATTTATTCCCAATCGGTGATGATGCTGTTCCCGTACCTGATAATCCTATATCAGAAGATGAGCTTGATTTGGTCAGTGATGATGAAGATGAAAAGTTTGAAGAATGGTATGCGATGGATAAAGCGTTGAGCGATATTGATACAACGCC